AATTCAAACATTGGTCGTAATTTGAATTTTATTGTGAGAGATAAAGTTACTCAAAAATATCTAGGTGTGATTTGTATTTCATCTGACTTCCTAGATTTAACACCAAGAGATAATTACATTGGTTGGAGCCGTGAACTGAAAACACAAGGCGGTATGATTAACCATACTGCAATTGGTTCAACGATTGTTCCATTACAACCACTTGGTTACAATTATGTTGGTGGTAAATTATTAGCTTTACTATGTTTAGCCACACCCATACAAGAATTATGGGAAAAACTATATGGCGATAAATTAGTTTCAATCACAACGACATCTTTATATGGCCAAGCTAAAGCAAACGGACTATCACAGTATGATGGTTTACCTTACTGGCAAAAAATGGGTTTCACAGCTGGGTCAGTATCATTTGAACCTGAAAAAGAAACACGATACAAGATTCGCCAATGGTTAATGAAGAATCATACCAAGAAATACTTTGAATGGTATGTTGCAAAGAAACCGAGTGGTCAACCACACAAGCGTGACCATAAGAATCGTTCACTACAATTTACTTATTCTAAATTGAATGTACCTAAAGAACTCATTAGAACAGCTCATGCTCGTGGTATCTATTGGTGTCCATTGTATGATAAGACAGTAGAATTTTTAAGAGGTGAAGATTCAACAGGTATCAAGAAAAACTTTGATACATCGGTTGAAGCATTAGTAGAAATCTGGAAAAAAGATTTAGCTAAACCAAGAATCAGTATTTTGAAAAAGAAAGATAAGGTTTCAAAAGAAACTCTTTTCTATGATGATTTAATTACTCTAACATGGCAAGAAACGAAAGACAAATACCTAGGCCAAGTTGGTCGGTAAACATGGATAAAACGCTTGACATATAATGAAAGTCCTGTTAGGATGGTTACTGTAAATGCGGTGGGTTGTAGAACATTAATGAATCCCCTTTATTAAGGTCTGTGCAAGCCAGACACACCGCTCCAATTGCGGGAGGTTAGTAGAACAAAGTAGGTGTCCAACTTACTTATCAGGTGCGAATCCTGGATCCCGCTCCATTTTCTTATTTTGTTGTTTTTTTGCAACATGTTGTTTTTTTACAACATTTGTTGTTTTTTTGCACCACCCCCTATAATTCGCTTGACAAACCCGTTTTTTTATGTTAGGATGGTCACATAACAATTAAAAAGTAATTATATGACGAACTTTACCGTAGAATCAAAATCACAGTTAGCCAAATTGATGGCTACTGAAAACCTCACGATTCAACATTCAAAAATCCAAACCGCTAAGTTTGACCCAAAGAATCGTGTATTATATCTTCCAATCTGGCAAAATATGACAGGCGCTCTATATGACCTTTTAACAGGCCATGAAGTAGGCCATGCCCTTTATACTCCTGCCGAAGGTTGGCATGATGCCGTGGTTGATAAGACCAAATCTAAAAATTTCAAATCATTCTTAAATGTAGTTGAGGATGCCCGTATTGAGAAAAAAGTCCAACGAAAATATCCAGGCTTAAAAGCTTCCTTTATTAAAGCTTATACTGATTTAATGGGTCGTGACTTTTTCGGCATCAAAGGCCGTGATATTAACGATATGGCTTTCATCAACCGATTAAACATCTATACCAAAAGTCAATACAGTATGAAAGTATTTTTTACTGGTGAAGAGCAAAAAATGATTGATAAGGTTAAGGCTGTTGAATCATGGGCTGATGTGGTTAAAGTTGCCAACGAAATCTATGCTTACTCTAAAGATGAGCAAGCTGATATGCCTGAATTAGAGGACTTTGATTTTAATATTCAAGCTGAATTTGATGATGAATTCGGAGAAGATTTTGATTCTGCTAACGAAGGTAATGCTGATGAAGCAGGTACTGGTGATGATGAAGGTAAAGGTTCAGGTGATGAATCTGAGCAAGAATCAGAAGCAGAAAAAGAAAAGACCAAAGAATTTCAATTGAATAATGATAAAGAATCCAATGTGGCTATGGAAGACCAGTTTGAACCTAGATGTGAAACCGATGAGGCCTTCCGTAAAAATGAATCTATGCTTTTAGATGAATCAAGTAAGGATTATGTTTATGTGACATTTCCTAAAGCTCATTTAGATAAGATTGTTACACCATATAAAAGAGTCCATTCATTGATGGAAGAATCATGGAAACAACAATTAGATAGTAATCTATTTACCGAAGGTAATGTCCAACAATTGGTTCGTGATTTCAAAAATAAAAATGAAAAATATATCTCACTACTTGCCAAAGAATTTGAGATGAAAAAGGCAGCTAAAGCTTTTGCTAAGGCTAAAATATCTGATACAGGTGATATTGACATCAATAAAATTGCTACCTATTCTTTTGATGATAATATCTTCCGTAAAGTGATGATGGTACCAAAAGGTAAATCACACGGACTTATTTTATTACTGGACTATTCTGGTTCAATGTCACAAAACATGGGTGGTTCAATTGAGCAAATCCTTGTCTTGGCGATGTTTTGCCGTAAAGTAAATATTCCATTCCATGTTTATAGTTTCTCTGATTCATGGTCAAATTGGAAAAGAGACCGTGATTTGAATACTGGCTCTGAAGCTGAAATGAATACTATGTTTACCAATAATCCTGGTGAAGTAAGAATGAAATCTGTTTTACTCCGTGAATATCTTAATTCAAAAATGGGTAATGCAGAATTTAATCGTTGCCTCAAGAATATGCTAATGCTCAAAGCATCTTATGATGACCGTAGCCATAGGTATGGTCCTATAAGATTCTTTAGACCAGAATCAGAAAATTTATCTAATACACCTTTATCACAAGCTATTTGTGCTATGAAAGATGTTATGTTAAACTTCCGTAAAGTGAATAACCTAGATTTAAGTAGTTTGGTTATTGTTCACGATGGCGAAGCTGACCAAATTAGCACCTATTACCCAATCAATCCAGATGACAGCGATACCATCTATCGTGATAAAATGTTTGAATCATATTCTACCAATATCATCTTTATGGATCCAAAACTTAAATTTGAGTATAGGGTTAATCCAGAAGCCGATATTAACCGTGATTATGTAATACGAGCAACATTAGAATGGTTCCGTAAAGCAACAAATTCTAAAATATTTGGTTTCTTTATTACACCAAATAATGGCCGTAATTTACAAGGCGCTATCGTTAATAAGTATTATGATAAAGACGGCAATTCACTTTATAATAATCATGTAACTACTTGGGATAAAGCTAAAGAGCTATCTAAAGAATTAAAAACAAACAAAGCTTTGGTGTCCCATAATCCTGGTTTTAATAAATTCTTTTTCATTCTTGGTGGTAAAGATTTGAATACCGAAGTTGATGAAATTGAAATTGAAGGTAAAGTGACAACCAATAAATTGAAAAATGCCTTTATGAAGTTTAATAAAAAGCGCCAAGTAAATAGAATCGTGGTGTCTAAATTCATTGAAGGTATTGCAGCCTAAGCTCTTGATTTATAAGGGTTTAATTAAATCCTGTAAGTCATTGATTTATAAGGGCATTTAGCGCTTGACAAATAGTGAAATACCTGATATAATGGTTATACAATTAAAAAGGAGTTTTATATTATGAGTAGCAATCGTGCCGAATTGCGTGACAAGTTTATCAATGCCCTAAAGGCTACAGGTAAACAGGAAGTCACCAAAAGTGAAATTAAAGACATTATGAAGGGCATAGGTCTAACCAATGTCCAATGGTTCACCAAAGACGATTCCAATCGTATTGGTCGTGGTCTCTATCGTGTTCCAGACGCTATAGGCGCACCCAATGTCCAATCTGAACCGTTGCCTGAATTACAGGCCCAAATCGTTCCAATCGTCAGGAAACGAGAGGAATCTAATAACCGTATTGCCAATGTCACTACTGAATTGGATCTCTCCGATTTAGTTCCAAAGGTATATAAAAACTATGTCCCTTTTGGTAACTTTGATGACATGGCTTCTATTGTAGAATCCAAACGATTTTTTCCAGTTTTTGTGACAGGCCATTCTGGTAATGGTAAAACAATGTCCATTGAACAGGCTTGTGCCAAACTTAAAAGAAAATTCGTATTGGTGTCCATGACACCAGAAACCGATGAGAGTGACCTCCTTGGTAACTATGTTTTAATCAATGGTGAAATGGAATGGCGAGATGGTCCTGTGACCACTGCCGCTCGTCAAGGCGCTGTTTTGTGTGTTGATGAGATTGACTATGGTGCTCAAAATCTATCCTGCTTGCAACGGGTGCTTGAAGGCAAACCATTCTTACTTAAAAAGAAAGGTGAATTGATTACACCAGCTGAAGGCTTTACAGTATTTGCAACCGCTAATACCAAAGGTAAAGGTTCAGAAGATGGTCGTTATATGTTTACCAATGTTTTGAATGAAGCGTTCCTTGAGCGTTTCCGTAACACCTATGAACAGGATTGGCCACCAGTTGCCACCGAGAAAAAGATTATCAAAAAAGAATTGGAATCAGTCAATAAGGCTGACGATGACTTTGCCGATAAACTTGTAACATGGGCTACTGTCATTCGCCAAACCTTTAACGAGGGCGGTTGCGATGAAGTAATTTCTACCCGTAGGTTAGTCCATATCGTAGAAACATTTGGCATCTTTGGTGACAAAATGAAAGCGATTGGATTATGTTTGAATAGGTTTGATGATGATACCAAAACATCATTCACAGACCTTTATACCAAAGTTGACGCAGGTGCTTCAGTTGAAGAAATTATGGCACCAGCGCCTGAAGTAGTTGAAGAGGCTTCCCGTCCT